AAGTTTTTGCTGTTCCTGGTCATCCTAGTTCCTGTCTTTATCCTGCAAAATGAAAATCACTCAACTTTATCTTGTTGGAATTGCTCTGCTGATGTATATGTCTTATAGTGCTCATCGTGATGAGTACAGACAGAAACAACAGCAAGCAGAGATTCATAAATTGTACTGTTCCGAAAACCCTACAAACTCTTCTTGCAAATGAACTTTACACTTGAACAACAAAAGATTATCTACAATGCGGTGAGGTATTATCAGATGAATCGAGTACCACATGCTGGAAAGGATTATTCTGTCTGTGATGAGATACTGAACAATCTCTTCAAAGAAGTTAAGTTGAATGAGGTTGAAGCAGTACCTCCCACACCTCCAGTCAACGGATTTGGATTTAATGTATGAACAACAAAGACCTTCAGACATTTATTGCTGCATTTGACGATTTTATGAAACACTTTGACGCTGAAGAACTTTATTATGATGGGCGTAAGGTTTATGAGAATCATCGTGCCGAAGCACGTAGAATTCAAGAAGAACAAATTGAAGCAAAGGCAGCAGAGTTGGAAGTGACCTGTGATTATTATATGATGGAGTTCATGTGATGAATCTCTACATCATCAACAAAATCCTTTTTGATTACACTTCTGGTATGGTAGTGATTGCTGCCGAGTCTAAAGAACATGCCCGTGATTTGTTTATTGAAAAGTTTGTTAATTATGGTGCCGAAGATTTCGATCATGAATCTACCAAGTTTACTGTGATTGAAGGTGTGAATCATCCTGCTGCTATTGTTGACTATGTGTATGGTGGAGGTTGAAATGAATACAAGAACCAAACTGCTTCTCTCTTTATCACAAGTGGAGGGTATTCTCAAACTGATGAAGGGTAATGAGTACGAACACTACATTATCACATTTCTAGCACCAGTTAATGCAGAACTCAATCGACAGTTGACAAATCTCACACAATCGACTAAAATGAAGGAGTAATTAATCAAAGAAATGAAATCACTTTATATTGTAGACTACTGGGTGCCGTTTCCATCTTCTGAGTATGGAGGTCTCATTTGTCTGATTGCTTCCACTGATACTGAGGCATTTGGTATTCTGTCAAATGAGAAAGCATTTGATGAGAGTTATGCACATTTGATTATGCCAAATGTTGTCAAGGCACAGAAGTTCAAACTACAAGATGAGCATGAGGTTGGTATTCTTGATTCCTTTACGACATGATTCCTGAGTTTCCACACAAAGCACCAAAGGATTATAGTTATGAGTTTGAGCAATTCAATACCCGTGCTGTTCGCATTTGGTTGTGTAATAGTCGGCAATTTGATTATAATCTTGGTGCCAGTACCAAAACTGTATGGGGATTCTATTCACCAAAGAAACGAGTCTACTATGCACCAGTCAATGTCAAAACAATTGGTAAGCAAATAGATATAGAGAGTACAACGCCTTATACTGCAATGCCTCTTAAACAAACTCCACTTACTGCTGCTTTTGTATGACTACATTCTATTCTGGTTTAGAGGTTAAGTATAAGGATCATGTTGGTTTTGTTGATTTTGTATGTGAGAAGTATATTACCATTTGTATTAATCAATCAGAAAATAGGTTAAAGGAGGTATGCATATTAGTCTATCCCCAATACTGGAAGGAAGTACAGTTACTGAAGCAATCGGAGAAATGAAACATAAGACAGCATGGAGGTGGTGGTCAAAAGCATTAGGTGAGAAAGCATCCAAATGTGATAGAGAGTCTGATAAGATTTCACTCATTCGTACCTTTATCTTTCTCACATACTTAATCACTAATGCCTTTATTGTTGCTGGAGTAGTACGACACTGGAATGACAAACAACATGAAATACCAAGTAACCTACCTGAAACCAAAAAAAAAATCGTATTCAAGACAAGTAGTCACGTTTTATAGTATTGAAGATGCATCACACTATGAGCATCATATACAGTTACAAGGATGTAAACAAACTCAAATCATACCAGTATTCGGAGAGTCATGACAACACTTTATACACTTGCAAATCAAGTTTATGCTTCATATCTAAAGAGAGGTAAGGGTCTTCATAGTCCTGATGAAGCATTATGGCAATTGAGAGAGTATGTAGAAGGGAATCCTGATGTGACTGATACGAATGTAATTGTTGAAAATGTAGTAATTTTACTGTTAGAGAGTGATTATTGAGTTAAAAGGTTAAATTTAATTAAAAAAACATATTAAAAAACATTATATTGTGTTTTGCTAATTCTCAATAAGTGTTATGTTATTGAGAATCAATAGTGTATTAATATTGAGAATAGGGTAGGTTTAATGTCTGTTAATACCTTATAAAGACCTCTGAGACTTGTGATTAATACCTTATAAACCCCTCTGAGACTTGTGATTAATACCTTATAAAGACCTCTGAGACTTGTGACCTAAGCGAGCGTACCATAAGACGCGCAGTTTGTCAAGCCCCACGGCGCCGCGAAGTTCCCAGACCCACACAGTCTTATTATAAGAATCTAGTCGAGACTCATACACACAATCTCGACGAGAATGTTCACAAACATACACAATTCTCGACTAGATTGCATATATACATACAACAATCTCGACGAGTACACACATCTAGTGCTTGCATCTCGTCGAGATATGTGCTACAATCATCTAGTTCACATACACATCTCGACGAGCTATGTACGACGACTACGATATCGACTATACATACAGCAACGATTACGGACAGGATCTCGACGAGTATACAAATGATCTCGACGAGGATTATGCACGAGACGGGCAAGATTACGAAACGCTTGCATATCGTCATTATGCATGATATAATCTAGTACACATGCACGAGAATCATGATAGCACACAAGCGCCTAGTTAGTGTTACATTAGACATCATGTGTTATGATGATCTAGATGTAGAACATATAGACTGGAAAGAATTATTAGAACTCGAAGGAGATGAGGAAGTTCATTATAGCGTAAAAGAGTACGATCCCTTCTAGTCTTGTGACAATATCTGAAGTGGCACGTGCCCCCTTGCGGATTCGTTCGTGAGGGGTTATTCTATGTTTGTGGTTGAGACATTCTCTACATTTTCCCTCACCACTAAGTATATGAAACTCTTCGCTTCTAAATTCTACCAAACTCTGGTGCTGAATGTTGCTACGATTGCTGCAATTATTGTGGGTTTGTATCAGTTTGCAGTTCGTGCCTTTAATGAGAACGAAGGTCCAGAAAAGACCCGTAAGGTGATTCAAACCGTTCTGCAGTTCGTTAATGCTATTGTGACTCAATTGCAAGGTCTTTTGAATAACGATGTGCCAATTGCAAAACTGTCCACTACCCGTTGACTTTTGGATTAATCTGTTCTACATTACATTCGTACCTGAGAAAACCACTCAAATGCCCGTGACTCTGCAAGTGAACTACAAGGAAATCTTCTCTGCCGAAGTTGTTGAGAAAGTTGATGAATTGGTAGAAGACAATTATGCTCTGGATGATATCCTAGAGTTCATCGATGCAAACTCTGAAGCAGACTTTATCTCATACTATGAGCAATATTGTACTGCAGGTGAGAACATCGGTTATGATGTAGTTGATGCATTCATTAAGTATCACGGTGATGTGAGTTATGTTGAGCATGTGGAAGATGCTTATCGTGGTTGTTATGATGATGAGGAAACTTTCGCTGAAGAATATTACACCGAAATCTATGGTGAAGTTCCCGCCTTCCTAGTTGTTGACTGGGAAGCAACCTGGAATTCCTCACTTCGTTATGATTTTGATTTCGTAGAAGGTCATATGTTCCTGAGCAGTTTCTAACACTTAGTGGGGGGTGTGCCAATCTTCAAGGTGGCACATACCCCCTAGACTTCCTGACCAATCCGTTCTACATTACATTCGTACCTGAGAAAACCACATGGAAGATACACTCTGGACTGAGATTGCTGACATGGATGGTGAAATCTTCGACATGGAGATTCCTGAACTTAAGCAAGAAAAGTTCGACTTCAATGAGTACATCAACGGAAACTACGATTACTAATGCCTGACACTCTCAACTTTACTGGTGATGGTATCACCTTCCTCGGTTTGATTGGTGTGATTAGCACCGCAATCATCGTGGTTACAGTATTCCGTTCCTATTACAATTCACCTCTTCGTAAATGAACTTTCTCACCCCCGATGATCTCAACAATCTCATTCGTCTGGTTGAGGATAACAATCAGTACAACGACGATGATGATAAAGAGTTCTGGGATGATGTGCTGATTAGGTTACAACAAACCTATCGGCACTGCCTGGATGAGTGACAGTTGAGAGACTGTCCACCAACTGACCCAAACCCCCCGATTCCGTGCCATACTAACAGTATGAAAAACACACACCTAGAACACGCCGAAGATTCCATCCTGACGGGTGACCTTTCAGTATTAGATTGGTTCGTGAATCCTGGTCATCTCAGCGTTAAGATTGATGGCGCCCCTGCTATAGTCTGGGGTCGCAATCCTGCCACTGGAAACTTCTTCGTGGGCACCAAAAGTGTCTTCAACAAAGTTAAAATCAAAATCAACGAATCTCATGATGAAATTGATGCGAACCACAATGGTCAAGTTGCAAAAATTCTTCACGATTGTTTTGATTGCCTACCTCATACAGACACCATTTATCAGGGGGACTTTATTGGGTTTGGTGGATTTTCTGAATACACCCCCAACACCATCACCTATCTCTTCCGTGAGGTAATTTATCAGAAAATTATCATCGCACCTCACACTTGCTACTATGCTGAGAGCGACCTTCGTGACGCTGTAGCGATGCCTGATCGTAGCATCTGGACTGATACCGACACGGTGAAGTTTGTGCAACCTACTGCCTCTATCTTTGCTGGTGCAGAATACTTTGCAGACCTTAAAGATGTGTGCAAGTTTGCTAAGGTGATGGCACTTGGCGTTGAGTTTGTAACTGCCAAACAATCGGCACAAATCAAACAACAACTGAACGCTTGCATTCGTGAAGGTAAAGAGGTCAATCCTGATGACTTTGAGAATCCTAACCTGATTAGTTTCTGGAAGTTGGTGAAGTCTATCAAAGAGGATGCATTATACCTTTGCCGTAATGATGGTCCCGCAGCATACATCAACGGCAACAGAATCGATGCCGAAGGTTATGTGATGACAAATGACTTCGGTATGTTTAAGTTGGTCAATCGTGAGGTCTTCGCTTATGCTAACTTCAATCACGGGAGGTTCCAGTGTGCCAATTGATAAGGTGGCACAGCACCCCTAGCAGGGTACCTCATAGGGTCTACAATACATTCAACAAGCAACCCACCCCATGCTTAACACCTTTCAAGTCGCTGCTCAATTGAAGGTCACCGACTTTGACGCATTCCCCAAACCTGCAAAGAACAAAGGATCGCGTGGGCAATTGATTGAAACTGCCCTGGGCATTCCTAACAGTTCCAACCTCAAAGATTTGGTGGACGGTGAACTTAAGACTTTCACAGTTGGTGAGTCTATTGCCGTCACACAATTAAAGCACTGCCTCTCCGAAATTATTGAAGACGGTGTAACTTTTGCCGATAGTAAGGTTGGAGAAAAACTCTCTCAAACCATCTACGTTGGATTCACCCGCTCCAACGATTATGTCGGCACCGCTGTTCTGAATCCTGAAACTCACCCCGAACACTATCAGGAATTGGTAGAGGATTACCAGTTCATTTGTGACACCATCCGCACCCTCTTTGATGCTGGCAAAGAACTTGGCACCGTTACTGGTCCTAACGGTCTGCTGCAAATCCGCACCAAAGCATCTAAAACCAATGGGCGCTATGTTCCTCTAACCTTTGCAGGAGTAACATTAAAGAATAAAGGCATGGCATTCTACCTCTGCGGCAAGTTCGGCAAAGAGGTGGTGTGACAGTTGGGGGACTGTCCACCAATCACCCCAAACCCCCTCACGGGGTGCCATACTTAACAAGTCAACCAAACGGAGCACCTCATGCGCAAAATCGAACGCCAAATGAACGCTGCCATCACTGCCAAAAGTGATTGGAAGTCTGGCAATACTGAAGTTCACTTCTGCGATGGTGTGAGTTTTGTATTCCTTCACGGCAATATGATTGCTCAGGTTGGTGATAACTTTGTGAGGTTGTTTGACGGTGGGTTTCAATCTCATACCACCAAATCCCGTCTGAATGCTATTCTTCAGGGGCACGGATTGCCCGGTGAATGTGTATTCCAAAAGCAGTGGACTTGGTTTGTTAATCTTAAGACTGGCAACGGTATTGCAACTGTTCCCTTCTTCTCCTCCATGCGCCTGGCATAACCTCAAAGAGAATGGGATGCGCTCTAAAGACACCCTAACTCAAACCACACTAACTAACACAAACTCATGACTTTTGAACTTGCCTCTGCTCTCCTGAATCGCGCTGCTAATGGTGACGAACTCCTGCAGATTCTGGATTCTATCTCCGCTGACAATGAGGCGGGCACTGTAACAGATAGCGATGGCACCCCCATCATCTGGTGACAATCCGCCAACTGTCCACCCCCTGCCGGATTCGGTGGGGGGTTGCCTGTAGGATAAGGAAGAACCAAACGGAGCAACCCCGATGACCGCCAACACCTACAACGGTTGGGCAAATTACCAGACCTGGAACGCTGCCCTCTGGATTGGCAACGATGAGTTCCTCTACAACACCGCTAAGGCATGTGTTGAGTACTGCGGCGCCGATGAGACCCCCTGGCAAAAATTCGTCCGTTGCATGACTGATGGGCAGATTGGGCGGATGCTGGGGCAGACCCGCGACGGGGTGAAGTGGAACGACCCCGCAATCGATGAGGCAGAGATGCTGGAGATGATGGGAGACCTCTAGGGGTTCGCCCCATCCGTGCTACAATTAACCCGTACCAAACGACCCAAACCGATGGCACTCTACAACCAAGCAACCGACCTCGTGACCCGTCAGACCGTATGGGTGGGCACCAAGGTGAGCAACCTTCCCAAATGGAACGGAGACGAATTGGTGGAATCGGGCAAAGGTCAGGCGAACTCTCATACCCGTGGATGGCAGGATGATGGTCTGCCCTCTGCTGAGTTGGCAGACATGCACACCTCATGGCAGGGGTGGACCGGTCCTGGTCACCGCTACTATTGCAACCCGGAGGCAGGGCGCCGGTCGTTCCCTGCCTGAGGTCACCCGCCGCCCCTCACGAATATGCGTGGGGGGCAGTCGTTCGTGATTGGCAGTCTCATGGGGGGCGCCCCCGTCGCCGTCGCGCCCCGTATATAAAAACGCACCACTACCCTAAGCTATAAACGACCCAAATCGACTTGTATATATCTCTCTAGTTAAAAAAATTCCTGATGCTATATAACTTTGAAAAAGGTTAATTATAATACAAAAAATGCAAAAAAATTCCGAGGAAATTTTTGAACACGTACAGGTCGATCCAATTACAGGGAAGTACTTTATTTTTCTTCCAGAGCAAATTATGAATGAATTTGAGTGGTATGAAGATACGGAAATCCGAATGTCTATGGATGGAGAGGACCTGATTCTTTCAGAAAGAGACTGATTGACAGATGCTACATAATGGTGTATGATATGAAAGTAAACAACTTATCTTTATGGCTAAAGGATTTACAGTAAAAGCAAAGGCGCCCGTAGCGTCATCACAACAACAAGAATGGGATTATGATCTAGCAAAAGAGATGGTACGAGGCAAATCAATTGTCTTTTGTCTTCCTGGTCGCGGAGTTTCATATACCTACCTAAAGAGTTTTGTACAACTCTGTTTTGATTTGGTACAGGCAGGAGCAAGTATTCAAATCTCACAAGACTATTCATCGATGGTCAATTTTGCACGATGCAAGTGTTTAGGTGCAAATGTACTTCGTGGACCAAAGCAAGTTCCTTGGGATGGTAAACTTCCATACGATTGGCAACTTTGGATTGACTCTGACATTGTATTCAATACTGAAAAGTTTTGGCAACTTATTCTAATCGATAAGGATATTGCTGCTGGTTGGTATGCAACTGAAGATGGGCACACTACATCAGTTGCTCACTGGTTGGAAGAGGATGATTTCCGCAATAATGGTGGAGTCATGAATCATGAAACTGTTGAAAGTATTTCCAAGCGTCGCAAACCTTTCACAGTAGACTATACTGGTTTTGGGTGGGTTTTGATTAAGAAGGGAGTCTTTGAGAATCTTGAATATCCTTGGTTTGCTCCTAAGATGCAAGTCTTTGAATCTGGTGAGGTTCAGGATATGTGTGGAGAAGATGTATCCTTCTGTTTGGATGCAAAGGAAGCAGGATTCGAAATTTGGTGCGACCCTCGTATCAGAGTTGGTCACGAAAAGACACGAGTAATCTGATTTGAATGTCTAACGAATTATACAATATTCTCTGTAAGGGACGTAAGATTTACTCGAATCTTACAGAGACTGAATACTTCAATACTATGGAGGATCTGGCAGATGAATTTTATCAGACAGGTTCTCCAAGTCCAAATGAAATTGAAACTGAAATTATAGGAGAATAATTATGGCTAAGCGCCCCTCATTAACTAGCAACGCTACTATTGCATCAAAACCAAAGAATACTCGCCAAGGTGATGGATCTAATACTAAGTATGCCGCTACTTCTCGTAACTCGGCTCGCAAGAAGTATAGGGGTCAAGGTAGGTAATGTATCATTTAGATGGTAAAGATGAATGGAATCATATTCATCAAGACGATCTATGGATTTATAATAAACTCTTTCTAAGTCGGGTTTTAGGATATAACTGTGGTCCTGTTGGGACTCCAGTTCCTAAACCTGACTTTTATATTGTTCGCCCCTCTTTTAATTTACTTGGTATGAGTCGTTTTGCTCGTCTTGAGTTTGTTTATAAATGGACAGATAGATTTCATCCATCAGAATTTTGGTGTGAAGTTTTTGATGGAGAGCACTTAAGCGTTGATTTTAAAAATGGTCAGGCAGAATTAGTAGTAAGAGGAGAAAAAGAAAGTGATGATCTTCTTTACAAATGGAGAAAATGGGAAAAAATAGAACAAAAAGTTGAGTTTCCTTCAGTTCTATCAAAATTAAAAGGAAATTATGAATGGATTAACTGTGAATTTATTGATGGAAATCTAATTGAAGTTCATTTTCGCCAAAATCCTAACTTTAGATATAATAATACTGTAGCAATACCAGTATGGAATGATGATAAAATTGAAAATATGAAAGATTATACCTTTATAGATGATAAAGAATATCATCGTAAGGGTTTTTATGTAAAATAAATATTTTTAATACTATTCTTACCGAATTGGAAAGTTTTTCAATGGGCAGGCACCTATTATTAGAGGTGTATGATGTTAAATACGATCTCATTAATGATGCAGTTGCCCTTGAAGAGGTAATGGTTAAAGGAATTGAACGTGCTGGAATGACGATTCTAAACGTCTTTCAGCACTGTTTTATACCTCAGGGATGTACAATAGTCATTGCACTCTCTGAGAGTCATGTATCATGTCATACGTGGCCAGAAGAAGGATGTTTAGCAATTGATGTTTATACTTGTGGTGAAGGAAACCCAAAATTAATTGCTTTAGAATTGTTAAAATATTTGAATTCCGATAATTATAATATCAGAGAAATAGATCGTTAAATAGGTAATAGGAGATAGCAACCTCCTTCATAAAAGTTCTGTTTTATTCATTAAAACAGGAGCTAAAAATGTTAATTGAATCTGGAGATTCTCAAAAAAGATTAATTCAAGAGGTTATGCACGATTATGCACCAAAACATAATCTCAAAAAACAAACTGAATTGCATGAAAAAATTAGAAATGATGAAGATTATGATGATTGGTCCTATGGAACTGAACCAGTCTATGGATCTTCATGGAAATGAGCATAAATAATTTAAGAAATTTTATGTCCGATGGCAATTACTAGGATATCTAGATCGTTTAAAGATATTAGTTTATCCTTTGATCCACACCCTGTGACTAAGGATTTACCAATTCTTAAAAATCAAAGTGCAATTATACGATCTGTTCGAAATATAGTTGAAACAATTCCAACTGAAAGATTTTTTAATTCTACAATTGGTTCAAACGTTCGTTCTAGTTTATTTGAATTTGTAGATTTTGGTACTGCTTCGGTTATCCGAGATCAAATTCTTGTCGCAGTTTCAAATTACGAACCAAGAGTTACAAATGTAAATGTTGAAGTAAATCCTCAACCAGACATTAATAATTTTGAAGTTACCATTAATTTTGATATTATTGGGCAAGAAATTCCAACACAACAGTTTTCATTCATATTAGAGGCAACAGGATAAAATGCCTTTTACAAAGTTTGCTAATCTAGATTTTGATCAAATCAAGACCTCTATCAAAGATTATCTCCGTGCAAATTCCAATTTTACGGATTTTGACTTTGAGGGGTCTAATTTTTCTGTATTAATTGATACTTTAGCGTATAACACATATATTACTGCGTTTAACTCTAATATGGTTGTAAATGAATCCTTTCTGGATTCTGCAACACTAAGAGAAAATGTGGTCTCTCTTGCAAGAAATATTGGTTACGTGCCGCGCTCCAGAAGCGCCTCAAAGGCAGTTGTTTCTTTTAGTGTATCAACTGCAGTAAATACTCCAACACTCACCTTACAGGCAGGATTAGTGTGCGTTGGGGCATCAGATGGAACTTCATATGTCTTCTCTGTTCCTTCTGATATTACTCGAAATGTGGTTAATGGTGTCGCTAGTTTCAGTGAGATTGAAATTAGTGAAGGAACATTTCTCAAAAAACAATTTACAGTAGATGGGTCACTAGATCAAAAATTTATTTTAAATAACTCATATATAGATACTTCCACGATTGTTGCGTATGTAAAATCACCAAGTGATACTGGACTAGGAAGGAAATATTCACTTATAGAAAATATTTTTAAAATTGATTCTGTATCAGAAACTTATTTACTTCAAGAAATTAAAGATGAAAAATATGAGATTTTCTTTGGAGATGGATATTTTGGCAAGAAGTTAGAAAATAATTCGGTTATTACAGTTACATATATTGTAACTGATGGAAAAGATGGTAATGGTGCAGATGTATTTTCCTTTGCAGGAACTTTTAAGGATGCAAGTAATAATACAATTATTCCAACAAATACAATTACAGTAACTACAAATCAAAAATCCCAAAATGGCGATGAGATTGAAGGAATAGATTCAATTAAATATTTTGCTCCAAGACTTTATTCCTCTCAATATAGGGCAGTCACTGCAAAAGACTATGAAGCAATTCTCAAAGATAAGATATATCCAGATACTGAATCTGTATCCGTAGTTGGTGGAGAAGAAATGAATCCCCCACAATATGGTAAAGTTTTGATTAGTATTAAACCAAAGAATGGAACTTATGTTTCAGACTTTAATAAAATGCAAATTCAAAATAAATTAAAACAATATACTGTTGCTGGAATCAATCCAGAAATAATTGATTTAAAAATTTTATACGTTGAGATTGATTCTTCAATTTATTACAATAATTCTAGTATTGGTAGCGTAGAAGATTTAAAAACAAAAGTAAAGAATTCTCTCATATCATATTCAAAATCTACTAATTTGGGATCTTTTGGGGGAAGATTCAAATATAGTAAAGTCCTGCAGGTTATCGATAATACTGATAGTGCAATTACTTCTAATATTACAAAAGTAAGAATTAGAAGAGATATGAAAGCATTTATCGGTAGACCTACTCAATATGAAATTTGTTACGGTAACAAATTTCATGCAAATCCTGCAGGAAAGAACATCAAATCTACTGGATTTAAAATTGCTGGGGAAGCAGATACTGTTTATTTTACGGATGTTCCAAATTCAGATTTAAAAACTGGAATTATATCAGTTGTAAAAAAATCACCAATTACAGTTTCCGTTGGGTCTACTCAAGAATTAAAAACCATGGTCGTGGTTAAATCTGCAGGAACTGTTAATTATGAAACTGGTGAAATTTTACTTGGATCTTTAAATATTACATCAACATCATTAGATGCAGATATTATTGAAATTCAAGCATATCCAGAATCAAATGATATTATTGCTTTGACGGATTTGTATATCTCATTTGATGTTTCAAAAAGTTCAATAAATATGATTAAAGATGTTATTGCATCTGGTGATGATATATCTGGAGTTATATTTTCAACAGAAGATTATTACAGATCAAGCTATTCGAACGGAGAATTAACGAGGGCGTAATATGATACAAACTGGTTTTGAATCAAGGATAAAGGTACAGCAAATAATTGAAAATCAATTACCAGGATTTATCCTAGATGAAAGTCCAAAAACTGCTGAATTTTTAAAGCAATATTATATTTCCCAAGAATATCAGGGAGGACCGGTAGATATTGCTGAAAATTTAGACCAGTATTTGAATCTTGACAATTTAATTCCGGAAGTTATTGTAGGTAATATTGGCCTTAGTACCAATATTACATCTACTGTTGGAGTCATTACAGTAACAAGTACCAAAGGATTTCCATCAACATATGGTCTTTTAAAGATTGATGATGAGATTATCACATATACTGGAATTACAACAAATACATTTACTGGTTGTATTCGTGGATTTAGTGGAATTACTAGTTATCATCAAGATTTAAATAGTGAAGAATTAGTTTTTTCAGAATCAAAATCAGCATCTCATGTTAAGAACTCTAAAGTAATAAACTTAAGCTCACAATTTTTACAAGAATTTTATAAAAAATTAAAATATACTCTTACACCAGGTCTTGAACATGTAAATTTTGTTTCAGATTTGCATGTAGGAAACTTTATAAGGGAATCAAAAACTTTATATCAAACCAAAGGAACTGATGAATCATTCAGAATATTATTTAATATTTTGTATGGCGAAACACCAAAAGTAATTGATTTAGAGAAGTTTTTAATTAAACCATCAGCAGCAAAATATATTCGAAGGGAGGTGATGGTTGCCGAAAGAATTTCTGGAGATCCTTCTCTATTAGTTGGGCAGACAATTAGAAAATCTACAGATGAAAATACTACTGCATCCGTATCTGAAGTAGAAATTATAAAGAGAGGAGTAAAAAATTATTACAAGTTGCTTATTTTTATTGGGTATGATGATACGTTCCCAACTGTTACTGGAACGTTCAACATTACTGGAAGTACTAGGGTTTTGGAAGATGTAGAACCTAATGCAAATATTATTACTGTAGACTCCACAATTGGGTTTGGGCAAACAGGAACAATCTATATTGGAAACAATATAGCAACGTATACTAGTAAAAGTATAAATCAATTTTTTGGATGTACTGGAATCGAAACAACTGTAAAGGCAACCAGTATTGTTCGTTCCGATGAGACATATTATGGATATGAAAATGGTGATTTTAGTAAGAAAGTAGAATTGAGATTGACAGGGGTAGTATCAAAATTTTTACCCACACTACAATTAGGTACAGTTGATGAAAATGAACAAATAGGCGTAAAATATTTGGGAGAAATTATTACAAATCCCACAGAAAATGCATCGAAAGAAGAAATTTTTGCAAATAGTTGGATTTATAATACAAGTTCAAGATATCAAATAGAAAGTTTTAATTCTGGATCTATATCCCAAGTGGTATTGAGCGGAACTATTGACAAATCCAGCTTAAAGGTTGGAGATAGGATTAATATTTTAGAAAGAGATAGTGAAATTTTAGCAGTTAGTAATTTAACTATATTAGAAATAACTAATAATCAAATATCAATTTCAAACAATTTTACTTTAAATCAAAACAAAGATTATGATATTAGAAGAATAATCAATTCATCTTCTGTAACTGAAAATTCTACTTCATTAGAATACAATTCTTTATTTGCAGATATTCAAAATGTTTATATCGATAATAATTATGGATACATGTATGTTGCATCAAATTCTTTACCATCATATGAAATAGATAAAAAGACTTTTTCATATATTGCATCATCTCTTTCAGATCAAGATATTGAAACTGGATTATATTCAACAATTAATTTTGAAGAAAAGGTTTCATTTTTAACTGGTTTTCAAATTTTTTATCAACCAGAAATATCCCCAATTTCAGGACTGGCAAAGGGAATTTATTATGTAGAAGTTTTAAGCAATAAATCTCAAATCAGATTATACACATCCAAGACATTTATTGGATCTGAAAATTATATTCAATTTGGAGAATTAGTGCCAGGAAATCATTTATTCATTTTGAACAGTCAGAGTAATAATATTATTTCTGCTCAAAAAATTCTAAGAAAATTTCCAATTAATACAAATATTGCAGATGGTTCGTCAGATTTAACAGATCCTGGTTCAGTTGGAATGTTGATAAATGGTGTTGAAGCAACAAGTTATAAATCAAATGAAAAAATTTATTATGGACCGATAGAAAGAGTAGATGTATTGAATGGTGGGAAAAATTATGATGTAATTAATCCTCCAATACTACAAATATCTTCAGGAATAGCATCAATTCAACCAATTGTTAGAGGATCAATTGAGAGAATATTTGTAGACCCCCAAGATTTTAATATTGATACGCTGGTATCAATTGCAGTCACAGGTGGTAATGGTAGAGGGGCATCATTTGAACCATTTATAGAGATCCAGAGAAGAGAAATCGAATTTGATTCCAGACAAACCATCTATGGGGGAGGAGTTGATATATATTCAGAAACTATTACATTTTTATCACCACACTATCTTTCCAATGGGCAACCAATTTATTATAGTCCAAGAAATAATAATCCATTAGGTATTGGAAATTTTAATGCAAGTAATGTTTACCAAAATAAAACATTGAATGATGGCGGAATATATTATACTAAGGTTATTAACAACACTACAATTCAACTATATGAAAGAATATCTGATTATAGAATTGGAATTAATACAGTTGGTTTTACAGAATCTCAAACTTCTGGAATTCATATTTTTAAAACAGAACCAAAAAAAGTTTTAACGGATATTAAAGTTATAAATCGTGGAAGTGGATATGAAAATAGAAAATTAAGAGTTAATAGTTCAGGAATATCCACAATTAATAATACAATTACTTTTAAAAATCATGGATTTAATCATGGCGAATTGATTGTATATAATTGTGAAACAACTGCAATTAGTGGATTATCTTCATCAAAACAATATTATATTTTAAAAATTGATGATAATAAATTTAGATTATCAGATGCCGGTATTGGTGGGACAAGTATATTAGATTATCAGAGAGAAAAATATGTGAAATTTGGAACAACTGGTTCTGGATACCAAATATTCAATTATCCTCCAATTAGTGTTAAAGTAGAATATACTACTTCTGGAATAGGCAGCACATCTATTCGAGGAACAATTATTGCAAATCCAAGTGTTAAAGGTGAAATAGTGGGGGCATATCTTTATAATGCTGGTAGTAATTATGGTTCAACAATTATAAATTTACATAAAAAACCAACAATATCAATTAAAAATGGAAAAAATGCCGAAGTAAGTCCTGTAATTGTTAATGGCAGAATAATCGACACAAATTTGCAGTATGGAGGAATTGAGTACTATTCGACACCAGATTTAAAAGTTATTGGATCTGGAAGTGGATGTATTCTAAGACCAGTGATTCAGAATAATAAATTAGTAGATGTCATTGTTGTAACTTCTGGATCTGGATATGGGGAGAATACAAGGATAATAGTAGAATCTTCTGGAAAAAATGCAATATTTGATGCAAAAATTAGACCACTTGAAATAAACAATAATTTTTTCTATGCAACTGAAGATTTACTCAGTAATTTTAGAAAAACATCAAATGAATTGTTGATTAATTCAAGAAATAATCTGCAGTATTTTATTTCTGGATACTCACAATTTATACAGAATCAATTTAATGATATTGGATTGAATCATTCTCCGATTATTGGATGGGCATATGACGGAAATCCAATATATGGATCTTATGGATATACAGACCCCAATGATAAAAATTCCCCCATTAAACGTTTGTCTTCTGGGTATACTACAAATGCTTCAAATATTGAAAATAGACCGGCAGATTTTTATCTTGGATTTTTTGCTGATGATTATAAATTTACATCTTCTGGAGATTTGGATGCATCTAACGGAAGATTCTGCATAACACCAGAATTTCCAAATGGTGTTTATGCATACTTTGCAACATCTGAGTCAGACATATATGGAAATATAGTTGGACAATTCCCATATTTTATTGGAAATTATTATAGGTCTAAATTTGTCTCAGATAACAGGAAATTGGACCAGTCATTTGATTTCAATAATTCCAAATTAATCAGAAATACATTTCCATATAAAATTAATGACGAATATGGTGGAAATGATTTTATTATTGAATCAAATGAAATTATTAATCAAAAAACTAATGTAGAATCTGTAACATCTGGAAGTGTTTCCAATTTTAATATTGTAGAGCCCGGTAATGATTATAAAATTGGAGACAATTTAAATTTTAATGCAATAGAAATAAGCGAAGATAATGGTGGAATAATAGCGCAGGTTTCCAAACTAAAAGGAAAAGATATTGTAAATTTACAAACCACTTTAACCTCATATTATGATGCTATTTTTACCTGGAAAAATGGAAACCAAGTGGAAGTTTCAATTTTACCTTACCATAGCATAGAAAATCTCGACACCGTAACAATCTCCGGATTCTCAACATCATTGAGTGATTTAAATGATTCATATCAGGTTGGAGTAACATCATACACTTCAATACTAATTAGTGATATGCCAGCATTTTCTATGCCGCCATATTATATGCCAACAGCAGGTATTGTAACTGATATATATGTTTCAAGAATACCAGACAATATTTCTATTGGAAGTAGTATTGGTATTGGAACAGAAACATTGTCAGTTATAAACATTTTTAATGATTTAAGTGTTTTAAGAGCAGTTAGGCAGCAACCAACTGGATCAGCTCATACTTCAACTACAATAGTTAATTTTATTCCAAATTCATTTACAATAGAACATAAAACAAATTATTTTGATTCCAAATTAAATAAAGAATTTTATTTTAATCCAAAACAATCTGTTGGAATTGGAACAACTGCTGGAGCAGGAACTTCACTAACATATACTGTTGGAAATAAAGATTATCAGATTTCAGTACCTACGCAATCGATTTTTCTACCAGATCATCCATTCGAAACAAATCAAGAGGTAATATTTAAAAAATTATCATCTTCAGATCCATTATATGTTTCAAATACTCAAACGAGTGATTTATATACTCTTCCTACGAGTGGAAATCAACAAATAGTTTATATCATTAAAAAATCTAAAGATTATATTGGAATTGTAACTCAAGTTGGATTGACAACAACAACTAACGGATTGTTTTTTCAAAATAATGGGACAGATGATTATCGATATTCTATAAAATCTACATATTCCCAAGTAACTGGTAATGTTGATAAAATTAAAACATTAGTTTCAGTATCAACCTCACATAATCTTTCTAATGGAGATACTATTAATTTGAATTTAATTCCCAATCTTTCTGTGGGAATTGGAACTTCAACTTCAATTTCTGTCAAGTATGATACTTCGACGGAGAGATTATTAATTAATCCTATAGGATTTAGTACATCAGGAATTAATACTTCAACAAATACTATTACTCTCAGATCACATAATTTGAATACTGGGAATAAGATATTATATTCATCTAATGGATCTGTTGCTCAAGGACTGTCTACTGGATTTTATTTTGTATATAAAGTTGACAATGATAAAATAAAACTATGCGAAACTTATATAGATTCTGTAACAATTCCGCCGACTGTTGTAGATATTGTAGGTATTGGAACTACAACTCAAACAATTTCACCGATTAATCCCAAAATTGATGTTATTAGAAACAATAATTTAATATTTAATCTTTCAGATACTTCCTTATTGGGATATAATTTTAAAATTTATTATGATCAAGATTTTGCTGACGAGTTTGTATCTACAGGTTCTGCAAGTACATTTTCAATATCCGGATTTGGAACTGTTGGAGTATCCACTAATGCATCATTGGCATTAAATTATAGTGAAGGGTTGCCAACAAAATTATATTATAGTTTAGAAAAATCGGGATATATTAGTACTGCAGATAAAGAAGTTAAAAATTATTCTCAAATTAATTATGTAAATTCAACTTATAATGAAAATTACATCGTTTCTGGATTGGGTACAACAACTTTTAATATTGTATTGACTAATATTCCCGAAAAATTGTCATATAATCAATCAGAATGCTCTACATTAGAGTATAGTACAAATTCTTTATCTTCCTCCGGAGGAATCAAAAATATTAGAATAATTTCTGGAGGAAATGGATTTAAAAAATTACCAGTTTTTGCTGGAAGTAATTCTACAAATGGTAATGGAGCATATATTATTTGTGAGTCAGATTCAATTGGTAGGATTAATCAAACAAAAATTTTAAATGAGGGATTTGAATACTCATCAGATAAAACTCTTAAACCAAAGGCAGATATTCCTTCAATAATCAATTTATCATCTTCAAGTACTATTTCAAATATTTCTGTTTTAGACAGTGGTAAAAATTATACATATGCTCCAACTTTAATTGTAGTTAATTCTGATACTGGAGAAAAAATTGATTCTGGATTTTTATCCCCAAAATTAGTTGGAAGTGGAATTGCTTCAGTAGATATTGTTAATGAACCAAAAGGATTGCCATCATCAATAGTAACAATTAAAAGCATTAATAATACCAATGGTGTTGGTATTCAATCAATGTCAACAAATAGTAATAGTGGCGTTGCAACTTGCACTTTAATCACACCATTAAGTGGATTTAATATAGAACCATTTGCTGTTGGTGATAAAATTTTTGTTGAGGGTGTGCAACAATATAGTTCTAATGGAAATGGATTTAACTCGGAAAATTGTGGGTATGAATTTTTTACAGTAATAGGATACACAAATGCTGGAACATATGAACCTAGACGATTAACATTTAGTGTGGCAGAATTCACAACAAATTCAGGAATTGCAAAAACTATACAAAATTCATATGGATTTATTGTAAATTATAAAAATTATCCAAAATTTGAAGTAACTCAAAAACTTTCCACATTTATTATTGGGGAATATTTATCAGTACTGGTTAGTGGAAAGTTTGTAAAAATTGATTTAAAAATAACTCAGTATAATAATGATAGTATTAAGGTTCAAGGAAACTATGATTTATCTGTTAATGATCTTATTCGAGGAGTTCAGTCGGGAAGTATTGCAACAATTAATTCGATAATAAAAAATTATGGCGAATTTGATGTCAGTTATAGTTGTAAGCAAAATTTAGGTTGGTCGGATAATATAGGTAATTTAGATGAAGATGTGCAAGTAATTTCTGATAATGATTATTATCAAAATCTTTCATATTCATTAAAAAGTTCTCAAACATGGGAGAATATTGTTACTCCAGTTAATAATATTCTACACCCGACTGGTCTTAAAAATTTTGCAGATACTGAAATTATTTCTAATACAGGATTTGCATCTACCAATACGTTTGAATATACATCTATTCTGTATGATATTTTTAACGAAAATAGAGTCGATACTATTAATAATTTTGATTTATCTTTAGATGTTGATCTATCTGCAGATGGTTCATCTAAGTTTTTAAAATTTAAAAATAAAAGATTAGCAGATTATATTGAATGTAGGACTAATAGGGCTCTTATAGTAGATGATATTAGCGCAGAATTTTCAAGTTCGGAACTCGATTCGGGAACATATTCAAATATTTCCAATATTATAACATCTAAAAAATATGGAAGATTTTTAGTTCAAATTTCTGATATTAAAAATACTAAATTTCAATTTTCAGAAATTATAACAATTAATGATAATAATGACATATTTACTTTGGAAAAAGGTAGTATTGGAAATACAAATACACGTTTAGCAGATATTTATGG